CTGCCGGGGATTACCGAGGCGACCTCGAATCCGCAGGCATCGGAAACGGCAAACACGGATTTTCTGTCGATTACGATTACAGCAACCTTGAAGCAGGCGAGTATATCTTTAAGGCTTACGCTTACAATGGTGTGCAGCTTGTCGGTGAACACACGCTTGTGGTTCCTGAAGAGCAGAAGGTCATATACAGAGTTCAGCTCGGTGCTTATCGTCTCAAAAGTAATGCTAAGCGGTGTGCCGACAGGGCGAGAGCGGATGGACTCTCGGTGATCGGGAAATATGTAACTCCTTACTACAAGGTGCAGGTGGGTGCCTATGAAGTTAAGGAGAACAGCGAGCGAATGCTCCAGACAGTTAAGAACTTAGGATATGCTGACGCTTTCATAACAACGGAAGATGGTCAGGATGTTGAATTATAGGGGGGGTGCATATATGGATAAATATAATATGATTCCTTTTTATGCGATGGAGGCTACGCTAGACCGATTTGAAAAAACTAACAAACGTCTTTGGATCGTTTTAATCATGCTTGTAATTATGCTAGTAGTTACTAACGGACTCTGGATATGGTATGAAAGCCAATTTGAAGAAGTTGTAACCACGCAAGAGGTTCAGCAAGATATTGAGAGCGGTGACGGAGATCTCAATGTGATTGGGATAGGTGATTATTATGGCGAAGATAAAACAGACAAGTAAATCTACTACCAAAACAAGAAGACGAAAGACCGGAGGAAATTCCGGATATAAAATTTGCAGCACTTGTCATGGTACAGGGAGAGTGAAGAAATGATTGATTTATCTAGGTCAGAAATAGACAAGTTGATTGATGAATGGGTCATCGGAAAGAATGCTGAAAGAGATCGCAAAATCTTACGCAGAAGGTTATTTGATGGAATTTGCTATGAACCTTTAGCAGAAGAATTTGATCTCTCAGTCCGAAATATTAAGAACATAGTTTATAAGAGAGAAAGACAGATCTTTCTCCACATAAAAGATTAGCTCGAGTTCATATTCCCCTCCTCAAAATAGCCCCTGGTATTCATTTATCAGAGGCTATTTCTATGCCATAATGTAAATATAAAGGAGATGTATTTACTATGGCTTATGTATTCACAAATCCCAATCCGGAATCCTTATTTGTTGGAGATTGTGTTGTTAGGGCTTTATCCATAGCCACAGAACATGATTGGGAAGATGTATACCTTGGAGTATGTTTACAGGGAGGAATAATGTACGACATGCCCTCTTCAAACAGAGTTTGGAACCAATACTTGAAAGATCTTGGGTATTTACGCCACATTATTTCAGATTTCTGTCCTTCATGTTATACCATAAAAGATTTTTGCACGGATCATCCGGAGGGTACATATGTTGTTAGCACTGGAACACACGTTGTAGCTGTAAAAAACGGAGATTATCTTGATACCTGGGATTCTGGTAATGAGTCAATCATATATTATTGGACGAAGGAGGAATAACAATGGCCTACAATTACTATCAGCAGCCTTACTACCAACAACCACCGATGCCACAAGCACAAGTGCAACCACAGATGCAGATGCAAAACGGAGGATTCATAAGTGTTCCGTCTGAGCAAGTTGCACGTAACTATCCCGTGGCACCGGGCAGCGTGATGACCTTTAAAATTGAGAACCAACCTTATGTGTGCGAAAAGGCTCAAGGCTTCTCACAATTTGAAGGACCGATCTTTAACAAGTATAAACTCGTCAAGGAAGAGCCAAACTTGGCCAATTCCGGAGTTTTAGATAATGATCCAACCAATTATGCTACTATGGATGAAATAACGGCCTTAAAGGGCGAAATAGAAGCTTTAAAGAAAGATCTGGAAATGATGAAGGAGGGTGTATGAATATATTAACTCTATACAATCAGTTACGCTCTAATCCGATGCAAGTGCTATCTCGGAGATTTAATGTTCCGCAGAATATGAATAATCCGGAAGCAATTATCCAGCACCTATTAAATACCGGACAGGTATCCCAGCAACAGGTGAATCAGGCCATGCAGATGCGGAATAATCCAATGGTCCAACAGATGCTCGGAAACATGAAATAAAAAGTCGGTGCACAGGCTTTTTATATATCCGGCTCATCAACAACGATGAGTCGCTAACCTTAAAAATCTAAAGGAGGAAAAACAAAATGGCTTTAACAGATGAAAGCAATGGAAACGGCTTTTATATGCCGGTAGCTCCAGCGTATGGCGGAGGTAGTAACGGCGGCTTCGGTAACGGCTTCGGGGGTGATTGGGGTTGGATTGTCCTTTTACTCTTACTTGCCGGCGGCTGGGGTAATGGCTTCGGCGGAGGTATTGGCGGTGGTTATGGCAACGCTATGCTTGGTTATGATTTCCCATGGCTGATGAATGGCCAGCAGAACATCATGAGCAATACCAATGGTGGATTCAGGGATCAGATGCTTAATGATAACATCACGAGCATTCGTGATGGCATCGCAAATCTGTCTACCCAGCTCTGTGGTTGTTGTGGTGATATGCAGATGGCTCTCGCGAACGGTTTTGCCGGAGTTGAACAGGGCGCAAACACTCGACAAATGGCTAATATACAGCAAGTGTTTGGTATTCAGACACAGTTGGCACAGGCTAGTGCGGATAATCGCCTTGGCATTGCGGGTATTAGTTCGGACATCGCTCGCGAAGCGTGTGCTACGAGAAGCAATGACACCCAGAACACACAGAGCATTCTCAACGTCATCAATTCCGGCATTCAATCCATCAAGGATCAGTTGTGTCAGGATAAAATTGATGCTAAAAATGACGAGATTGCACAACTTCGTCAGGAGAATCTTTATGCAAGAGGTCAGGCATCACAGATCGCACAGAATGCGACCATCATCGATGGTATTTATAACCGCTTGAATCAATGCCCGGTTGGTACCGTTCCGGTGTATGGTGAGCAGCCGATCTTCACGTGCAACAATAGTTGCGGTTGCAGCGGTACTAATTTCTAGGGGGGTGACATCATGGCAGAGTTTACGAAAAACGATGTTCAGACCGTTTTGGCGAATCAGCCCGTTACCCTGAACACATCTGTAGGATGTAATAAAGGGTATGTATACCACAGGAACGGAAGTGGTATTGTAACTCTTCGTGGATGCACCAACAATTGTTTTGCGCGTTACCAGGTAACCTTCAACGGCAATATTGCAGTTCCATCAACCGGTACAGTTGGTCCAATCTCGGTGGCTCTAGCTCTAGACGGGGAGCCGATCCTCACAAGTCGGGCAATTGTAACTCCGGCAGCGGTGGCGGATGATCCTCCGACGCAGAATAACTTTTTCAACGTAACATCCACGGCAATCATAAACGTTCCAAGAGAGTGTTGCTTTAATGTGAGCGTTGAGAATACATCAGAAGGAGCAACTACAACGGATGTTCCACCGGCAATACTTGTTCAGAATGCAAACCTGACAGTTACACGCATTGCATAGGAAGGAGGTACAAAGATGCAGAAGATGGAAGAATTAAGAGAGATGCTTTGTGCAGAACTTGAAAAAATTACGAAAAAAGGAGAGTTATCTGCCGGAAGTTTAGACGTAGTAGATAAACTCACCCACTCCATTAAATCCATTGATACGATCATGGCAATGGAAGAATCCGGATATTCAAACGAATCTGGCTATTCTTACGCTAGAGGAGACGGAAGAGGCCGTGGTAGAAACGCCAGAAGAGATTCTATGGGTAGATATTCCAGTGATGGCGGACCATATCGTCGGGGTGGAGGGTCCTATGAGAGATCCTATCGTGGAGAACGTGGAGGCTCCTATGAAGGTTATAGCCGTGAAGAAGCCAAGGAAGATATGTTGATGCAGCTCAGAGAAATGGAACAAGATGCGGATGAAGAATCCAAGCGCATGATCAAAAGGTGGATTAAGCAGGTAGAGGAGCAATAATGTTCACTAAAGCAGAGTTATTGGACGCCATAGACCAGCTTATGGATGGTAGACATAGCATACAAAGTTGTGAGAAATTAGCAGCTATTTACACCGTATTGGATCATTTGTATGCTCCGGATGTAGGATATTCAAATGACAATAAAGTGATTGCTGAAGCAAAGCCGGTTATAGGTTATTATGGAGACTCCGACTTCCTGTTGGCTATTGAGGGAAAAGATCCAGATAAAGTATGGCCTCTAATAGATGAGCTTATTGAGGCATTAAGTGTACTAAATCCAAGGTTGCTATCCAACTTTTTTGATAAATTGTACCAGCTTTGAGGAAAGTAAAACTCCGGTCTTTATAACCGGAGTTTTATTGAGCCGTTTTTAAGCCGTTTTAAGAGCCGTTTAGTATTTACCTATATATTTTATCAAGCGAATATTTTAACGGCTAATTTGAGCTATTTACGTGCTCTAGTGACTACCTTTACTATACCGGAATTGCTAATCATCCTTTGGCAGATAGGACAAGGGGTTACTTCTTCACTTTCATCCTCTATCCATCCGGAACCATCCCAATACTGGCAGGAGAGATAAAGTGTAGCTCCAAGCATTTCTCTCCTGGATGCTGATATCATAGCATTCTGTTCCGCGTGTACGGATTTACACTCTTCATAGCAAGAATTTCTCTTAGCTTGTGCCCGCATACATATTCCGTAGTCACAGCAGTTTTTATCTCCTCTTGGAGATCCGTTGTAGCCAGTGGAAACAATCTCATCGTTATTTACTATCACAGCCCCGTAATGTCTCCGGATACAGGTACTGCGTTTGGACACCGCCGAAGCGATGTCCAAGTAGTATTCTGATTTAGTGGGCCTCATATTATTCTCCGAAGATCTCTTCCGGTGACTTGCCTTTTCTGAGCTGTAATCGGATGTACTTAGGATTGAGGTTGAATTCTTCTCCCCATTCCTTGGGGCTCTTTGTAACTCCCTTGTAAGTGATGGTAATACGAGACTTGTGAGATTCTTCTCCTGCCTCTTCCGGAACTGTTACCGCCTGTTCCAGAGCTTCCTCTCCGGTAACCATTCCGAATTCTTCTGCTTCCTGTTCGCTAATCGGATTATCTAAATCCATGATAGGAGCTACCTCTTCCGGAGATTGAATGAATGTAAATCTCCTCTTGTCCTTAAGGGTAGGGAATGAATAATTTCTTGTAAATCCGGTTTCCTCCGATTTAAGGATTGCCGTCTTAGCCTTATCATCCACCTGGATGATTGTGAAGAGTTCACCTTTGTTGTTTGCCATTACCTGTCCGTTTTCGATGTTTGCCATATTGTTTTCCTCCTTAGTGTGGGTTGTTATTTATTATGGTTATAATATACCACGATAAAAATGATTTGTAAAGGAGTTTTTATAAAAAATCTTTTACAACCCAAAATCTTTTAGCCTATCTCTCGCTAAATCCAAGTACCACCGGTAGTCCAGCTTGTCCGGAACTCTTATGCCTTTTACTTCTTCATTATATATAAAGCATCGTTCCGGAGTATTAGCAAACTTCTCACCAACATAATTTGTTTCTCCATCCCTGTTAGTTTTCTTCTTTACCTTGAGTATTTTACCATCACGAGAACTTGTGCTGGCGAATACTCTATAACATTTATAATCATATCTCTTACCATTATATTCTACATATTCATAGGCATCGGATAATTTCACTATCTTTTGGAATTTGATTAACTCATCACATTTATATATTGTTTCCTCCAGTGGGATCCGTTTAGTCATGTAATTAACCAAAGCTTCATTTATAATAGGGAGATCATTATCTAAGCTATCCAATTCCTTAACGTAAGCTCCTTTTCTCTCTACATCTCCATTTATATCAACCCAAAGATAGTTGTTCACATCCTTCTGGTAAACCTCTCTTATTTGATCAGTAGCTAAGGTGATACTACACAAATTCGTACTACATCTTGTTTCCCATTCATAACATATATCATCCAGAAGATTGAATGCTTCATCCGTATCCGGAATTTGAACTATGAGACCATCAGTGTTGGATTGTATAAGAACAAAGTCCGGTATACCCGCCTCCAGATGTTCTATAAGATCCAATAACATGAGCTGTCCATTCATACACATCATATTATTGTTTCTTGGATCAAAGGCCTTATTATTCTTATCCTTCATAGCTCCGGATAGAGCGTTAAGTAATTGCTTATAGGGAGATTGCTGCCTTTTGTACATCTTGGCTTCTTCTTTGGTTTTAGCAGCTAATTGTTTCATCTTCAATTGCCTTCTTGTTTCATATATCTCTGCGTATTTATTATTGGTAGCGGATCTTGTAACCAAGCCATGAGCTATTAACATAGAAGGATAATAGTTGTTTACATCTACGTGATATATAGCTCCTCTGTAATAGTGGGGTTTTGAAACTATCTCCTTTTTACCATTCTTCTTTATCTTTATATCTCCGGGAGCTCCATGTAAACCTCCAAAGCCAAATGTATGGGGTATTCCAGCAACTAAAGTGATAAAATTCCGAGTATAATAATCCTTGTAGGATAGATTTTCCGGATTACCCCTTATAGAATTGAACCAATCAACTACTTCTTTATATTTCTTAATCCGGATATGAGGAAGAGGATAAAAATCAAACTCGTCATTGTAACTATTTCTCTCACATTCCAGGACCTTAGATACTAAGTGAGCTCCACTATCACCGAGAGAAGCCATAGGAAGACCGAATGTAGTCACTAAAGCGTACTGTGAATTGAACTCATCAATTCTTTCCATGAATACCTTTATCGTTTCTTCTACATCATGGGTACAGTATTGAATTGACATTTGGATCTCTTCATCCGTAAGTTTTCTATCGAGGTTAAAGGGAACATCGGTCTCCTTTATATTAGATCCCATGAATCCCTCTAATGTTTTTAGACCAAAACCTCTTCCCTGATAAACATCATACATTATTAACGGTATCCGGTTGAACTCACGGCTTAAACTCCAGCCTTCTCTTTCTTCAACAATTATAGCATCATTTATGTACTTAGGATCCATTCCAAGCATTATTCCCTTTAATATATATTGATCATAATGCTTTATGTTAAAGCCACACCAGATCTCCTTTACATTTTTATTATAATAACTTCTTAATTCTTCTGGATCATTGACGATTATAGTTTTACTTCTATCGGTTGTATTTATCAATACTACCAACCAATCATATTTGAATACCTCGAAGTCAAAGAATACCATAATATAACTCTCCCGATGGATTTAATAAATTACACTGCCCCTGCCGGATTCGAACCGGCGTATCCAGGAGTCAAAGTCCTGTGCCTTACCACTTGGCTAAGGGGCAACATCTAGAGTGAGAATCTCTCACCCTAGGTCCAATTACTTGTCAAATACTTCTATGATTGTAACAGGATTGAATGCTTCCGGATCGTAGTCAATCTTTAATTCAATATTGGGACAGATATCCTGGTAAATATCCAGAACCTCGTCTGCAAACTGTGAATAACTTTTGAATTCAATACCATCACCATCATCGAGTAACTTCTCGATCCAGGAGATTACACCTTTGATTGCTACACCATCATTCCATCGTTCTGTAGTCTTATTTCCGCAGATGACTCGGTTAAAGAAAAGCTTGCGCTTGTCCTGTTTCTTCGGGGCATCAATCGTATCTGTGATGCTGAACTGTACGGCAAATATAAGCTTATCTCCCGCCTTTGTCGGCTTGATCTCCATTTTATCAATAATCACCATGTAGGTTCCCTCCGGTACATCATCGTATTCCGGAGCTGCCTCCATCTGTTTTTTAATCTCGGTATTATTTACCATCTTATCAAATTTGTCAAAATCTACTGCCATTATTTTTTTTCCTCCTTATTTACCTGTACTTCCAAAACCATTAGATCCTCTAAGTTCTTCCGAAAAATCTCTTACAAATTCCGGATATATTACCGGACGAAGAACGAACTGGCCTATTTTATCTCCCGCCCTTATTTCAAAATCTTCATCCATTGTATTATAAAGGATAGCGTGTATTTCTCCTCTATATCCGGCATCTACCGGAGCATTTGAGGCCCAAATACCTTGGGAACTCAAACCGGATTTGCAATGTACTACTACGTCATATCCATCCGGAAGTTCAAGACCAACACCAGTCGGAACCTTTACAACTTTTCCCGCCGGTATCACAACATTACATGCCGCAAAACAATCCGCACCAGAGTCATTATAGTGAGCTCGACTTGGAGTTTTGTAATTGGGGAACTGAATTACTTTTACTTTCATTAAAATACCTCCTTAAGATCTTTACGATAAACATGAAGAGAGAAGATCGTATGAGTAAAGCTTCCAACTTCGTATCCGGTTAACTTCGAGATATATTCAAGAAGTTTTATTGCCAGATATACATCATTAGCAAAGTGGGTAGAGAAGTCACAACTACGCATAACATAGTGAAGATTTAATTTTCCCTCTCTCACCTGTAAACCATATCCGAGAGAACATGGTACACGAGATATACCACCAAGCAAATCTGGATCTCTTGTGGGATCCCAGAGACTAATCCATAATTGACGGGAGTCTGGATCTTCTTTTAAACGGGATATGATCTTAGGAAGCTGGCGATTGTTCCAAAGTAGTTCGTTGTAAGAGTAACCGAACCTACCATTGTGATAGAATTCACCCCAGATGTTATCTCTTAACTTCCAAGCTTCTCCCGGGTTGATAAAGCCTCCGACTGTTTCCGGATCAGTGATCCTCTCCTTGAACTCTTCATCCGCCCAAGGTTGTGTTACATTAGGAATATCCTTTGATTTAGCATCCAGGATAGTGTAGCAATAATTCTGGAGCTCAGTTGTTTCATAGTCCGGATTTCCTTCTACATTCTTATCCTGCATAGTCTTTGGATGTACCCAGATTCCCATTTCGGCCAGATCTCTCTTGATCTCTTCAAAAGCTTCATTGGCTTCAGTGTAAATCCTCATTTTTATACCTCCTTTTGGTGTTTATATTACTGTTATATTATAATAGACTGGCTTCATAATGTAAATAGTTTTTTATAAAAATATCAAATTCTCAATAGGTAGTTCCGGTAGTTTTACATTTCTCTGCTTGAGCTTTTGTTTCCTTTGAATGGAATGATATTTCACCAGCTCCGCGTTTGGACCATAATATCTTTCGTAAGAGTAGCGTATGCCTTCACTTGGTGGGTTATCCTTATCAAATTCTTCTATGGTATAATACCCACTTCCTATGAGTTCTGCAAGAAATTCTATCCGGAAGAATAAAATCGGAATATGTAGGTAGAGGTTTACTAGATTGCAATTAGCCAGAGATAGATCCTGCCACATCTTATGGAAGAGGATGAGATCTGTGGCAAACTTTTTAAATATCTCTGTAACTCTATAATATACATGGCAATCGGTCCAAGGTTTAGAGGGATTTAGTCTGGTAAGTACCATAGCTACTAAACAACCGTCTTTTTCTCCAGTATGAACCTTGAAGTTAAAGGTAATGGATTTAGAGCGACTCGTACGAAGTCTTTCCTTGAACTCATCCCAGAGAGTGAAGTCAATGTATTTGTTCTTGAGTATCTCCCATTTATTTACGGTATAGTTTAGCTTGGACATATCAATAGTGCATTCCGGAGATTTGATGTTTATGATAACATCTCGGAGATACCAAGTACTTCCGGATAGAACTAAGTCCTCCTTGTATTCCGGATAATGCTCGAATAATAAACGAGAAAAGTCATGATGGACATCATCCAAACTATTGTAGGTAAGATATATCATCTCTTTATCACCTCCTTTATACTGAGAATGTCCGCCGGAATAGGCTCTATTTGTAAGTTACCTATAGATAATTCCTGCAGAATCTTTCTGGTTCGATATTGGCTAGATTTACACCCTTCCTTGTACCACCTATCGTAGCTGGATAACATTGTTTTAGAGAATGGAGTTGCCGGATTTACCTCTTCTCTTTTGATTCCAAAGAGATCAAACACCCCGTTTATAAATCCGGCTTCGCAATAGCAATATGGCATATATAGGGTAATACTCTTAGGATTTATATCCAGATATTCGAATAACAACTTGCTTATAAGTATCAGATCCACCGCTAGCTTTCTTTCGGTCTCACAAACTCTATACATTACTGATAAAGTGTCCCACGGATCCTTGCGGGTGCTTCTTCCGATCACAATTCCCACTAAACAGGCATCCTTGTTTGGTTTCTTATTCCGAAAATGTAACGTAGCTGTAAGAGTAGAAGTGCTATCTAACTTCCCCTTGAACTCGATTATATCCGGCTCGTATAAGTAGTTATTCACGAGGTTCACCCACTTACTTTTCTTGTAACCAAGAGTGGATATATCAAGGGCTATATTCGTGCTTTTACAGTTTATAATCACATCTTTCATATAACCCTTATCTACATCCATGAATGCTACCTGTTCCGGATATAAAAGGAACTGGCGATTGATCCGTATAAATACATCATCGAACTGTACATTCAAGGTGTATCATTAGTAATTACTCCTCTGACGGAACTTATTTACCTGTGACTTCCGGAAGTAAATGTCGCATATATCTTTTTCACTCATTCCCTGTGATACTAAGATGGAGATGTAAATCTTCCAGACATCTTCTAAGTGCTTATAAAAGTTCTCTCGATTAGTCTTCATCATCGTTTGTTTCCACGGTTTATTTTTTAAGCAATTACACATCATTCCTAACATCTGTATAAATGTGCTTATAAGCTCGTTTAACGGCTTTTTTATAGAGCAGCTTATATAATTATCAAGCGTCCAGTTAGAAACGTCTATTCCGGTTAAAATAGTCATTTCTGTGAGAAAATGAAGACCGTCAATTAGCTCTTCATGAAAGTGAAGTAGTCCGGATTCTCCCCCTTCATTATTGAGAGCATCCAACGCCTCTCCAACTTCTTCAGTTATTCTCCAGCTAAAATCCTTGATTCTTGCCTGTCCTCTTTTATCATCCAGATTAACGGGACAATCTTCCGTTTGTAATAATCCGGATCTAAGCTCTATGTCATGATATTTACCCATTAGCTCTTTTTGCCGTTTGAATATAGCGGATAAGCTTTCTCCTTCAACCTCTTCACTAATCGCATGTGTAATATTCATTGTTGATTCCTCCTGGTAATAAATTCCCCAACTTATCTTTAGTCCAATCATATTCTATGATTTTGAATTTTTCAAGAGTATTATATATAAGATTATCCCACTCCTTAAGTAACTTCTCTTTTTGTTCAATCACTCCGTCCATTTGTGATCTATCTCCAAAATTAAAAATCACATCTTTGGGAGGTCTACAATATACAATAACCGGATTATATTTCTGGACAGATATTATATCCGAGTAATCAAACTTAGATTTACCACGCAGGACTTTTCCATAAATCATCTCTTCGAATATTGAAAACCTCTCAAATATAACGGACTCCCATTTATTCATGTAAAGAAGTATATTGTCCATCATTATTTCTTTACTAAATCCCGGCCCCATAGGGGGTACTACCTTAAAACCAGTTTTCGCTTCTAAACTGTTACATAAGGTAGTTTTTCCGGTGTTATCCATTCCGCACACTATAATCTTCATGTTACACCTCTCTCGGTTTACGAACTCTTTTTCTAGGAGTTACATCAGGAGATTCTTCTTTAACTTCACTAATCTTTCTCCTGGGTACCGGATCCAGCTTTGGTGCTTCTGGCATATCTACTTCATCGAACGGAACACCTTCCGCATCTCCAGCGATATCATCAACCGCTTTTTGTACTTCAGCAAAATACTCTTCAATTTTCTCGTTGTTTTCTTTAACTACCTCATCATGGGTTTTACCTGACCCGCGACGTCTGCGAGGCCCTTCCGTGACTTCTCCTGAATTAGGCTCAACCTGGGGCATTGGCGACTCTTCTTCAACTAACTTATTCCCACCGCGTCTTCTGCGTGGTTCCGGTTTTTCAACATCGCCAGCTTTATCTTGATCCATTGCCTTGATCTCCGCATCACCTACCGCCCCATTGAGTTCGTAGTAATTGCGGATTTTTGCATCTACATAAACCAGATCATTGTCTATGCTAAAATTGTCAAACATTCCCATTGGAGATTTTACAGTATCCTTACCCGAATTCTGGGTAAAAAAGTAATATTTACCCTCATTTACACCGGTCCTGAGAACGATTGTAAACAGGCCTTCTATGGTAATCTTCTCACGAAGTAATTTACCAATAAGTTTAACTGTAGTAAGCCCATTCTCAAGGGTCTCGCAATGGCTCAGATAATATACACAAACATCATCCGGTAATTCCTTGCAGATATCAATAATCTTGAAGTAGTTCTCACCAAAGTCATTCCACTTATCCCAGCCGTTTTCCTTAATGCGATCCATATAAGGAACAGCCAAGATGTATTGGAAGTCATCTACAATAATCATCTTTTTACCTACTTTGGCCTGTTCCTTCATGAAATCACAGATCCTGTCCGCGTTTGTCACTCCATTTAGCGTTGTGAAATTTTTGGAGCCCTTAAAAGGTAAGGGCTTTCCGACCGGATTAACGATCGCCGTTGTTGCGGGATTGCAGTTCCGGATAGATGTAGATTTACCAGTTCCGGACTCTCCCATGATTAAGATTTTTTCTGCCATTAGTTATTCTTCCTCCTTTGAATTATTACTTTCTTTTTCTATTGATAGAATATGTCATATTGTTCTGGTTACCAGTCTCTGTCTTGAAGTTAACTACTGTAGAAACGGCATCTCCGAGATTTAAATTTCCTGAAGATGTTACCTTACCGTTTACAGAACGAGTTACTCTAAATGAGTCACCATTAGAAGTAATGTCAGTTTTATAATCAGCTACACTAACTCCTTGTTTATCAAACGTACGATTTTTAAGTGTTATAGTATCACCATTATTCAGATCACTTAAGGTTTCAGATATAAGACTACTATTTCCAGTTCTAATACCACTTGAAATATTATTCATCACCTGGGTATTATTCATAGTACCTCTTCCACCGGTTGTTGATCCACCAGATCCACCAGATCTACTAGCTCCTCGTCCACCAAAAAATTGTAACATCATTTTCATATTAAAAACCTCCTTAAAAATAATTTATGTAATTATATTAACATATTTTTATAATTCTGTAAAGGATCTTTCATTACGAATATCTACTTTATTCTTTAGTTGAAAATTCTTAAACGGTATAATCTTTCCATTATATATAATACCGGAGGGTAAATGTCCACAAAGGATAATAGTATGAGGATTTAAACGTTTAATCATTTCATTAAAGCCTTCAATAAACTTCTTACGATATTCCTTTATTTTAATAGAACCTAAGGTAGATACACTCAGTATAGAATTTACTGGCTCACCATCAAAACAATACTCATATGAATCTTCATCTCCCCAAGATATTGTAGGAATCACCTTAACTCCACAAGATTGCCAATATGCTCCAAGATAATGTTTCCTATAATGATTATATATTGATAAGGCCTTGGGCATATCCGTATACAATGAAAAATCGGGAGATAACACATATTTAAAGGATGATATTTTATCCAGATATCTTGTAGGATTAATCCAAAACCTTTCAAAGGCATAATCATCAATATAAAAATGTAAGAGCTTATTTTCTTTGTGTTTTACTGTATTATAATAATTCACACACACGGCTTCTTCAAATAATATATCTTCATTTAGGGGTTTAATAATAGGAATATCATATTTACCGATAACATCCGGTTTAAACAACATCATATTCTTAAAAATAACATTATCCATTATTATACTCTCCTAAAATTTTATATCAAAAGATGCAGGCACATCTTCTGTGTAACAAATATTTGAATCCAACACCTCACCGGTGATTTTATCAAACACCATGCCCTCTTCATTGATAGCAAGATCCTTTTTAAACTCCGCCCAATCAGGAGATTTCTTAATCTTAATAAAATCAAATTCCTCATTGGCTTCTAAGTAAGCTACTAACTCATCATCGTTATGAAGTATCTTAGTTGTTGCCTTCTTCATTACCAAAGATCCGGATAAGAGCTTGTAGCTCTCCTGAGTTTTAGTTTCCTTGTGGGGAACAGTACTAAAGTAAATAGATAAATGTCCCTTGAGGAACTTAGTCTTGTTCTCACACTGTGTTTCAAGCTGGTTTATCCGATTATTGAGGTCTGCTATCTGATCATTAGCTATATTGATCAAACGATCTCTTTCGGCTTCCTCCTCCTTGATCTTCCGGAGAGCCCAGTCTGCTAACTTGTCATCCGTGATACTAAAGCTTTCATCCAATTCGTAATCCATGTTTTTTACCTCCTAAAATTTTTCCATTGCTTCTATTGCTTTAACGGCGTGTTTTGTATCCGCCGGACAAGCCAATCCGTGTGACAAAGCCCACTGTGATTTGCCTCTATTGAGGGCCATGAATATAAACTGAGCATCTTCGAGATTATTAAATATCCGGTGATCTACTAACTCATCGAATTGATAAGGTACTAACTCCGCTACATTCCGGATTATATTGTCATCTTTGGTTAAGATATTGACCTCTCTCATGTTTTATACCTCCTTAAAATATTTTTTCTGCATGATGGAATGAAGAACCATTATATACAATCCGGAAATATTCTACCTTGCAATTTGTAAGACGATTTTTATAATCCTGAGCCTTTTCATCAGCATATTTTTTAGGATATACGCTTGTAGAAACTTTTCCTTTTTCATCCGTGATCTTTATTGTATATTCTGTTCTCATATCCGGAACCTCCATGTGTTTTATTATGCTATTATATTATCATACCTTGATATTTTTGTAAAGGATTTTTTATATGGATAGCTAAAAAATTTTATTGGTTTAAACGATCAAACCATTCTTTTTGTATCTGAATGTTATCTCTATACCAAGAATTCATTTGCGAATCTCCTTCAACGTACATTTTAAAGTTGTTAAAATCTTTCGGATAAAGTAACACTCCAACTCCACCTGCTTCGCGAATCTTCCGGAGATTAACCAGTTGTAATAACTTTGGTTTGCCATTATGAGCCTTGTCTTCAATACCATAGAATTTACCGTTGATACAAGCAAGTATATCGGGTATACCTTCTTTTGTAAATTTAGATCCGGCCCAATACTTTATGAACCAACCCCCCTTAGATGATATATAATCTTCTACTTTTTTGTCAAAGTTAGATTCCTCAGCCATAGTTATCCCTCGCCTTTCTTTAACAACATTCTTGTACAGGTAACAAGCATTATAATATAGATTACTATTTCCAATACATCTAACACCTCGTTCATTCCTTATCCCTCACTTCCTTCGCCCAATGCCTACACCAACCCGTCATTACTTCGATATAACCTATATACTTGTTGTCTTGCACTTCGCAATAGCAAGCGACATAGTCTTTTTCAGGCTTGCGTATATTGTGTCTGCAATTACAGCAGACTTTGCCATTCCCTTCACTCATTTCTCGCCCTCGCTTTCTACTAATTCATAAGTTTTTTCGAAAATATCAGATTTGCAAGGATACTGTTCCCCATTCACTCCTGTGATGATATAATCGCCAACAAATGCTTTCATATCGCCCTCTAATGTATGGATGATTATTTCTTTATCTGTCTGATAGGCTTCGACCACAATAGGTCTTTTTCTATATTTCATTTTTATCACTCACTTTCACTTAAATTGATAATTCCGTCAATCGCTTGTTTCAGGTTCTTGTTTTGAGTAGCAATTTTATTGATAGCTCGAATAGTTGCTTCGCTCTCTGCGATTTTCACCATTTTGTTGTATCTATCCTCAATCATCCATTGTGTGAGTAATTCAAAAACCTCATTCTCAACACCATGCTTATGTATGATATTTATGATTTCTGCTACGGTCATATCTTATTTCTCACTTTCTATCTCTTCATTTG